TTGATGAGCTTGAGACTACTAAGTCCTTTGATACAACATTACAGACAGCTATATTCGTAGAACATCTAAGAGAAGTTAAACTCAATACAGAAGAAGGATTTGTTATTGAAGCAGATGGTTATGCTTCTAATATCGACTACGATCAGGTTGCAGATGCTGATGGCGACTTGTTCCAAACTGTAGCAGGTGGTTTCTTAGACTTCTCAGAAGCAGATCCATTTAGTGACGGCGGGTCATTCTAATGTTTGGACATACATTTTATCATGCATCATTAAGAAAGTATGTAATACTTTTTGGCACATTGTTTAATGACATTATTGTTAACAGAAGAGATTCTAGCAACAATGTTCAACAGACAATCAAAGTGCCTGTTCAATATGCTCCAAGAGAAAAGATGACTTCTAGGCTAGAACAAAATCTAAACCTAGATAACAGCGAATCAATCTTGTTGCCTAGAATGTCATTTGAAATGGCATCATTAAATTATGCACCTGAGAGAAAATTAAACACTCTCAATAAGTTTGTGTCTGTTGATGGTAATAATTCTAATAAAGTTAAGACAACATATCAACCAGTACCATATGATATAGTCTTTGAGCTCAACATCTACACAAGATACGCAGAAGATGCAACAGCTATATTAGAACAGATACTTCCATTCTTTACACCAGAATGGACAAGTACAATCAATTTAATACCCGAACTAAATATAAAGGTAGATGTACCATTGTCAATTCAGTCAATGTCATCTGCTGATACCTACGAAGGTGATTTTGAAACTAGAAGAGCTTTGATATGGACATTAACATTCAACATGAAAGGTTATCTATTTGGTCCTATTAAAGACTCCTCTATAATTAAAACAGCTAATGTGAATTTGTATACTGCTAACACATCAAATGGTTATGCAAATACACCTTCCGTTGGGGTTACAACAAAACCTGGTCTTGATCAGTTTAGAGTTGCAACATCTAACGCTGCAATATCAATTCCAGTAGCTAATGTATATGCCAACGATAGTTATGGCTATATAACAAATTTTGAGGATTATTTTGATGGATCGTCCAGTTAAAGACCCAATAGCTGATGCTTTAGACATTAAACCATTAGAGCCTAAACAAGAACTTATTGCAGCTGGTCCTAAAAAAGAAATAGATAAAGATCAGAAACTTGAAAATGATTTCGAGTATGCTAGAGAAAACTTATACAACGTCATAGAACGTGGCACAGATGCTCTCAATGGCATTGTAGATCTAGCACAGCAAAGTCAACAACCAAGATCATATGAAGTCGTTGCAGATTTAGTAAGAACACTATCAGCAGCAAACAAAGACTTATTAGAAATACAACAGAAAATGAAAAACATGCAACCAAAAGATGAAGGACCATCTAAGGTTACGAACAACTTGTTTGTTGGTTCTACAAATGAACTAACAGCATTGTTAAAAGGAAAGGCTAGAGATATAAAGAATGGCTGATCATTACTTAGGCAACCCCAAGCTCAAAAAGTCTGGGGTTCAAATAGATTTTACAGAAGAACAGGTCAAAGAGATCGTTACATGCTCTCAAGACATAGAATACTTTTGTGAAAACTATATGAAGATTGTCAGTATTGATGAAGGTCTAGTTGCTTTTGAACCATACCAATACCAGAAAGATATTATGCATGCGGTAGAAGATAACAGATTTGTTATCTGTAAGATGCCTAGACAGACTGGTAAAACAACAACAATGGCAGCAGTGATATGTCACTTTGCTATGTTCAATCCAGAATTTAATATTGCGATTCTTGCTAACAAAGCATCAACAGCAAGAGAGATTCTATCTCGTATTCAATTAGCGTATGAAAACCTTCCTTGGTTCTTACAGCAAGGTGTTGTAGAATGGAACAAAGGTAATATAGAATTAGAAAATGGATCAAAGATCATGGCAGCTTCTACATCATCAGCTGCTATCAGAGGTATGTCTATCAACTTAGTATACTTAGATGAGTTTGCTTTCGTACCTCATACAATTCAAGAAGAGTTCTTTGCATCTGTATATCCTACCATTTCTTCTGGTAAAACATCAAGGGTGTTGATTACCTCCACACCTAATGGTATGAATATGTTTTACAAGATATGGTCTGATGCAGAAAAAGGCCATAACGATTACAAGACTGTATCTGTAAACTGGTGGGACGTACCAGGTAGAGATGAGGCTTGGAAAGAACAAACTATAAGAAACACATAAGAAAGACAGTTTGCTGTAGAGTTTGAGTGTGAGTTCTTAGGTAGTACGAACACATTAATCGATCCTTATAAGTTAAGACAGTTGACTTTTGATAACCCAATGAGGTATAATGAGAGGTTAAAAATATTTGAGGATCCAATTCCTGATCATATCTACGCAGTAACAGTAGATACAAGTAGAGGCGTTGGTAATGACTACAGTGCATTTATTGTATTTGATGTGTCTGAAGTACCATATAGAGTAGTTGCTACGTATAAAGATAACACTATAGCGCCTATGCTGTATCCGAATTTTATACATAGAGCAGCAAGATTATTTAATGACGCCCATGTGATGGTAGAAATCAATGACATTGGGCAACAAGTTGCTGACATACTTCATAATGAATTTGAGTACACTAACTTAATTAGAGCTCAGTGGAAAGGAAGAGCAGGTCAGATAGTCGGCAGCGGATTTGGAGGAGGTGACAATCAACTAGGTGTCAGAACGACATCGTCTCTAAAGAGAATTGGTTGTTCCTCATTGAAGACTATCGTAGAAAACGATAGATTAATATTAAGAGATTTTGATATCTTATCTGAGCTTACGACGTTTGTAGCAAATAAAAGAGGTACAAACTACGAAGCGGAAGAAGGCCAAACAGACGACCTTGCAATGTGCATGGTTTTGTTTGCTTGGTTAACAGGTCAAGACTATTTCAAAGAATTGACTGATATAGATATTAGAAAGAACTTACATGAAGCTAATGCGCAAGCGTTAGAAGACGACATGGTTCCATTTGGTTTCATAGATGATGGTTATGAAAGTGGATGGACAGAAGATGATGAATTCAAAGGTGGTGAATTGATCACGTCGGTAGACTTAAATTATGATGATTATGACCAAGAGCGGCTCTTCTAATATAGTATTTTATAAATAACATAGAGCTTTATAATCAGGATTAAAAAAATCCATCGTAACAAATAGGAGAATTGAAATGCCATTTCAGGTCAGCCCAGGCGTAAATGTATCAGAAATCGACTTGACTACGGTCGTTCCTGCTGTCTCAACCACTGAAGGTGCTATTGCTGGTGTCTTTAGATGGGGGCCAGTGGACACTAGAGTCTTGGTTGATAGCGAGTATACTCTAGTAAATAGATTCGGAAAACCAAACGGCGATCTTAACCCAGAAACTTTCTTCACTGCCGCTAACTTTTTATCATATGGTAACAAACTATATGTAACTCGTGTAGTCGATTCAAGCGCAAAGAATGCAGTTTCTAACAACAGCTCAGCTGCTGTTGTAGTTAAGAATGCAGACTTATTTCCGGAGGTAACATTCCAATCAACAGATCATTTTGTAGCAAAATACCCAGGTGTTCTTGGTAACTCTCTTAAAGTTTCTGTATGTAGAACAGCTAATGACTACACAGAGACTTCAACAGGTTCCATTACAGTAACTGCAGGTGCTAATACAGCTACAACAGGACAGGACGAATCCACAGGTGGTAGCGGTACTGGCCTTCTTGTTGTTGGAGATAAAATTAAAGTAGGTGATGCAGGTGCAGAACAGTACCTAACAATATCATCTATTGACACAACATCAATCACATTCAAAGAAAAATTCACAGGAACATCTAATTGGACAGCTAACACATTTGCTAAGTTCTGGGGTTATCAAGATCTAGTAAGATCTGCACCAGGAACTTCACCTTATGTCAATACAAGAGGTGGTGTTGGTGATGAAATCCACGTTGTAGTAGTAGACGAAGACGGAGATATCACAGGTGTACCAGGCCAAGTTCTAGAAGTCTTTGAAGGACTTTCAAGAGCTACAGATGCTAAAACAGAAACTGGTGAATCAAATTACTGGAAAGATGTAATTGAAAATCAATCATCTTGGATTTATGCACCTTATGCACAATCCATTGCTGCAGATACAACTGCTGCAGCATCAACAGCTTTGACAACTGACAATGCTGTTTACGATTCACTAAAACTTGGTGTTGATTCTGCTGCAGAAGGAAGTGTTTCTCTTGGAACATTAACAAGCGGATATGATTTCTACAAGTCAGCAGAAGATGTAGACGTAAGTTTAATCCTTACAGGTAAATCAGTTGGCGGAACAAACGGCGAAGGTCTTGGAAAATACATCATAGATAACATCTGTGAGTCAAGAAAAGACTGCGTAGTATTCATTTCACCAGCTAAAGAAGACGTTGTCAACAACG